GATTTAAGAGCTATGGATCTACAAAGAAAAGTTGAAGAAACTAAATTTAGAGCAGATCAAGAGAATCAAAGAGCTGCACAAAGATTAGAATTTGATTATGACAGGCTTGCAACACAAGATGCACAATCAGATGAAAGATTAGATATAGCGAGAGATAAAATTGACTCAAAGAAGAAATAATTCATTAAGTGGAGGTGTATCATCGGGTCCACCACCTAAAAGAGGGCCAAACCCACAAGGACTAACGCGAAAGAAGTTTAAAAGTGTCA